CTGCCTTTGCCTGTGCAATTTGAGCAGCGTTCTGAGCAAGCATAGAATTGTTATTTGCAAGACCCTGGGTATATGTACCGAAAGCATTCAAAGTATTATCCTGTGCATTCTGTGAGATACCGAGCAAGTCCTTGTTCTTGTTATACATGTTAGAATAAGTCTGCTGACCGATGTTGGCATTAGTGCTAAATTCATTCAATGCACGGCTTCTATCCTGCTGGTAACGGTCGAAAGCCTTGTCCCATTCTTCGGAAGCCAAAGCCTGCTGTTTTGCTGCAAGTGCATCGGTATAGTCAGAACTGAACATATTGCCTGCATTAGCCATAGAATTGGTAATTGCATCAGTGGCTTTCTTTGCACGTAAATCTGCAGCCTTGGAATAGAAATCGTTTACGTCCTTGTCGTAGCTGAATTGACCTGCATCATAAGGTGTAAGTTCTTCAAGCGCCTGAACTCTGTCACCGAGCTTTCCAGCTTCGCCACCGTAGGCATTGTTTACCTTGTTCATGTATTGCTGATAAAGACCTGCATTCTTGTTTGCAGCTTCTTCAGCTTTGCCGTAAGCTTCGTCTAATGCGGCATTCGCAGCACCGACTGACTTATTTCCGCGATAACCGAAAATGTCACCCGGATCAAAAACGTTAGAGAGAAAATCGCCAAATCCCATAAAATATCCTCGTTTATATTTATACCATAAGAATAACTACCAGGGCGTTGGCCTCTAGCGTTATATACTGGTCCTGTAGTGTTATAATGCCACCAGACATGCTGTTCTTTTCGAATTTAATGAAAGGCACGATGTCTGTCCTGTTTTTCATGAAAGTAGAAGGCAATACGTTGTCACCCGCATTGCACAGCTTCTTGTAAATTTTAATTTCACCGAGTTCCTTACAAACCCAGCCTTCATCTGAAGATACAGACCATGTTCCTTTAATGGCCTGCAATATATCTTCAATCTTACTGCCCTGGTTAATAATCATGGTAATTCTCCGTAACGGTAATATCTATTATATAATTTGTTATATAATTCTGGATTTTCGCATCCAAAACCATATTTTTCATAGAAGGCTTTACCGAATTCGGTTTTAAAACCCCGACTATGTTCTGACTTATTTCTTATTGCTTCAGAAAAATTCAAATTTTCTTTATGTGTGCACCATCGTAAATTTCTAATATCGTTTATAAACATCCCGTTTGGTTTATGGGATTTATGATCTATTTCATTTCGTTGAAAAATTTTATCGTCTTCAGTTTTGTGAAGGAATATCCCAGCCAAAATCCTATAAACTGAATTATGTTTGTTGTTTAACCAAATACTTGTATTATATTTGGTAACAAATATTTCACCATTAGCCCGCATAGCTCTACCGCAATTAGATAAAGCTATAATACGTTTAGTAGTACGTGCCTTAGTATCAATTCTTACCCAGATTTCTTTTTGTCCATTTATCATAATCTACCAAATATAGAAATTTATATTAAATCGGAGTATTCAAAATATTAAATCTGAGAGTTGCATCACTTATAACAAAATCAGAATCTTCACTAAATGTCACCTTTAATACGCACTGTCTTGTCATTCCGAGATTTAGCCAGCTCAGTCTTGCAGAATACTGACCGCGTTCGCCAAGGCTCGCATCGATAACGTTACCGAATGTATAGCCACCGTCGTTACTCATCTGTAATAACGCCTTGGAAAGCTTACCGTAATTCTCGATTGAACCGGCATTACATTCGAGAGAAAGCTGGTATAACACAAATGGCTTATAGTCGGCTGTAATAACCGGAGTCTGTCTTACACGGTATAACGGTAGAGAATGCTCTGAGTCGAAATCTTCCTTATAGTAATTATCGTCTAATACATAGAGATTACCGTTTTCGCAGCATCCTGTAATAATCTTGTTGTTGAACCATACAGCATATAAAGGCATGTAAGGTTTAGTCTTAGAATTGTAATAGTTACGTGAACTTCTGATATGCCATTCACCAGTCATTATATCGTAACAATAGGTTTCGTTGCCTACTGTAAAGATATAGAAACTGTGATTATTTTTAGAATATGTCCATGCACGTGTATTGGAAATTTCATTATCATTTAAAATCCTGTCTAGCCATTCTTCAGAAATCTTGCTGACCTTTGTTCCGTCAATCATGAGAACACATTTGGCATTGGCCTTACCAGTTCCTATACAGAACTGTGTCTGGTTTACGGAAGCAAGAGAGAATTTAGCTTCGAGGCCCTGTTCCTTGTTGATTGTATAGGAAACTCTTTGCCATGTCTGGAAAGACTCGGCGTCGCCGCGTTGCCAGAATTCGATTGAAGAAGGACCGTATAAAGTTAAAAGTGCGCCTACGGAATAGATAGCCGTAACTTTATCTGAAGAAGATTCGGCGTTAAAATACATCTGAACACCGTAATCGTCAAGGAAGCAATACTCGCCGGAATCGACTTCTATCGTATCTACTGTGATACCGTCGTTCTTATATTGGACCTGACCGTTTACGATATTGAATACGTTTCTTTTTTCCTGAGATAACGGATATGGTTTAGTGTAATAGACATATCCTGAACCCAAATCGTTAATGACTATGGAACCAGAAACGACAGCTATATGTGTAGGCCTTACGTATACGTTTTCTGTAATTCTCTTAGGTAAAGTTATTTCTACGGTCTCGCCATTCTTGAGCTCGTAACCGTAGATAGCAACAGAATCGACCCATAACAAGATATCGCGTTCGCCAGCGGATTCGGCAAATTCAACCTTGTTTCCAGAAGTATAGTGACCTATGACTTCTGTATTGTATGCGTTGTCTATCCTGTAGATATTACCCTTATAGGCTACGAAAAGGCTAGGAGCGAAATTGGTTAAACTTAAACCGGTAGAAGGCACATACATACCGTCTATCTGTGCGTCATCGCCCAATGACATAAGATACTTGATACCCGGGCATGACTGCATAAAACGTCTAGCATCGTCTTTAGAAGAATTATATGATGTATACATATTCCTAGAAATACTAGAACCTTGTATATTAGGTGATTTAGTTTTCGCTGAACCACCACAAAAGCTATATGTAACTTTAGTTTCTGCCATTTAACTCTCCCTTTAAACATCCATGTTTTTTGAAATACATGTGTTCCCTATGATATTCTGGTCGTTTATATAATGGAATATCACTTTTACCATAACATTCAATAAACCTTTTACCAAATTCGCCAATTTCAAAAAAACCATTTGGTTTATTATTTAGCCAATTATTATGTATTTTTTCACTTATTTTTTGACGAGATTCATTAGTAGCAGAATATCCTCTATCAAATTTAAGTTTTTCATTTTTTGCGCGAGTAACTAGCTGTAGATTATCTAATTCGTTATTTTTACGATTATTATCTATATGGTCAATTTCTAAACCTTCTGGAATTTCACCTTTAAAAGTCTCCCATACTAATCTATGAACTAACTTCTGAGTAGAGCCAACCAAAGATATTCTTTCATATCCAAAACTATCATGAGTATTACATAAAACCAGTTTATCTTCAGACTTACTGTAACGATAAACTAAGCCATCTTTACTAATCCATCTATTATGTTTTTCGTTGTATATCATAGTATTAAATATAGTAAATTTTTTAACTTTTGTCTACCATTCACGAGGTGCAAGGCCGTTATAGAAATTGTCAAGATAGCTTCCGTTGTTTACTTCGTATGTCATAGGTCTGTTGCTGTTGTTGACTCTCTTGAGAAGTCTTACGCCGTTAGCATATTCTTCGTCGAAATACGGTTTTATTTCAAGGAGCTTATAACGTAAACAGAGCTTTGCACACAATCCGTCTTCGAGAACCGTTAAAATCTTTTCACTGAAATAAAGCCTGTCATTAATCTTGTATTGCGGAATGGACTTCAGATAGGTAATTCTGTAATTGATAGGTTGAACAGAATCAGTCTCTATAATGAATACTTCATAATCGTAAGAATTATTTAACACTTCTGTATGTTCAAGCTGTGTCTCGCACATATAGAAATTAGGAAGACCCTGTTTAGTTCTTGAATCAAGCAAAGGTTTATCACCAGGAAGCAATTGAAGGTATCTTGTGCCAATCTTTCTTGAAAGCGATACTACCCTGTCAGGAAGAGGACTGATGATTAAGTCTGGCCATTTATCGAAGCCGTTAAGCGGTATGAGATATTTGAAAGTAGCCTGGCCATCTACGGCCTTTATTTCATTATTGACCTTTAAGATGTTTCCGATTTTATAATTATCGAGGCTGTCTGGCCATTCGGACAATTCAAACCAACCTTCTGGAAGTGATTCCATTATCCTAATCTTGCCGTTTTTAATGATATCGACTATTTCGACATCAGATTTGATAAGGTTCTGGCCATTAAGTTCTGCAATGAGACACTGTAAATCATTGAGTGCAGCCATGGCCTGTGTACCTGTAGCTGTCTGACCGTCGCCGACTAAGGAACATCTCTGGAAGCACTGATTGATAAGATTGTTGACTGTAATCATAAAAATCCTTATATTTCTACTCTTATATTTATTATACATTGGTTAACTGAAAAAATTTATTCTATTGTGAATATTGACAGATTTGACAAAAAGAGCTATATTTACATCGTAAACAATCAAAAAGAGGAATCAAAAATGGAACAACAAATTGTTAGTTTTGTAGTAGCAGTAATATTTTCACTTATTGGTGGTATATTTTTACCTCTTGGTATTGGTATTCCGTTAGACGATCCATCTTTGTCTGATAAAGAAAAGAAACAAGGGCAAATTTACAATATAGTACTTTATGTAATCGGCGTATTTGCTGTTTTAGGTTTTTTTCTTTTTGATAAATATGGACAATTTACTCTTAATGTATTGATTATGGGGAAATAATATGTCAAAAGTAATATTAACTTGTTTTATTATTTGTTTTTTTATTGGTATAATTTCATATGGTGTAGGATATGAAAAATCAAAAACTGATAATAATAACATTATTAAATATTCATATTGTATAGAAACTGAAACGTCAGTTAAAATAGTAGATGTTTATTTTAAAAATTATGGTAAAGACAAAGAAAAGGACGATATTTTATATTCTTTCAGTAATGATGGACAATGTTTATTTTTAGGGCTTTCGACATTTATTAATAAAGAACCTGTGTTTATTTCACATACAGATTGGGGTTGCGAACATAAACAAGAAATGATTAAAAGGTGTAAAAAAGCAAATGAGAACCGCTGATATTCCAAATTCTAACTATTATATTCGTGAAGATGGTAAAGTTTTTCGAAAATCTGACAATAAAGAAGTAATTCCTAAAAATGATTATCTATATGTAAACATTAATAAGAAAAAACGTTATATCCATAGGCTAGTAGCAGAAGCCTTTGTTGATAAAGAAAATGACTCTTATAATATTGTTGACCATATAAATCAAAATCATTTAGATAACAGAGCAGAAAACTTACGATGGACTGACCATTTTGGAAATGCCAATAATATGTGCAATAATGTTTCAGAACGCCAAGCTGATAGAAAATCATACGATTTAGCTTATTCTAAACAATACCATAAAGAACGACGTGAACATTATAATGAATTACAAAGACAATATAGAGCAAGAAAAAAGGCTAAGGACTAAGCCTTAACCTTTTCTAAATCGTTATTTCAAATCAGATTAGTCAATCTTGAAATAGCCTACTACAGCTTTTCGAGGATCTGGTAATGTGACAGCATACGGTAGGTCGAGACGGGTCAAAGTGGTCATGTTGGCACCATTTCCGTAAGTGCTCATCTTGATAGAGACGTTGTTGACAGATTCAGTAACGTTCTCAGAACCCGGAAGGTCTGCGAATGTATACTTATCGAAACCAACTGCGTCTTCAGTTCTGCACTGACCGAGAGCATACTTACCAGAAGCGAGAGCGAGGGTCGGAGCAGCAGTTGTGTAGCCTGTCGGAACCCAAGCATTAGCGTTGTTGATGTTGTGACCTTCAACAGCGAAGCGAACAGCCGGAACTTTACCGTCCTTGTCAGCGATGATGTAGAGGTCCTGATCGGTTTCCATACCGTCTACGCCAACAATCTTGGCATTAACCTTGAACGGAACACCAGGAGCAGCGGTGAATGCAACATCATAACCAGCAGTGATAGTGTTGTTAGAAGAATCCTTAGCGGTAACAGCGGTTACAGCCATAGTTGCAGTTTCTGTACCAGCAACGTTAACGATTGGCATCAAGCTTTCTTCGATAACGGAGGCACCAGCATACTGACCGAGATATACGTCCTTATAAATCTTGGACTGGATTTCAGACGGGATAAAGTTTGCGAGACCACCAGCAGCGATTGTACCAGCGATGGACGGTTTAACGAAAGATACCTTAGTACCAGCTACGCCAACTTCGTCAAGAGCCTTGGACATATCGGTAAGAGTCTTGAAAGAAGCATTACCAGAAACTACCTGGAAGGACTTGTTGATAGTCTGATCGATAGCGTCCTTTTCAACAGAACGAGCGAGCTTGACACCACGTGGCTTAGCAACTTCGTTTGTGAAGGATTCAATATCTACGAGCTTGTTCCATGCATCGAGCTCAATAGAAGTATTCTTGTTCTGAAGAGTAACATCTACTTCGACTTCGTTGATAGCATCAGGAGAAGCTTCGAGACCGTCAGCAACCTGACCCGGGTCCGGAATATAGATGGAATATGTTTTACCGTATTTCTTGCCTTCAAGTTCACCCTGAGACATGTAGGATTTAGCCTTCTTTAAGTACGGAAGGTTGTCGTAAACTTCACCAGCGATGAGCTTGGTCTTGTGGTTGTTTGAAAAATTATTTGCCATTGTTTTGTTTCCTTATGAAAATTAATGTGTTCTGAGGTAGTTCAAAATCGAGTCATCAGAATCGAAAATGCTACCGGGTTTAGTTTCAGCACCCATGCCAGGTTTACCGACAACGGGCATTGCTGGTTTATTTATTTCATTACGTAAACGGCTTTCAAGTTCTCTAATCTTGAACTGTCTGTCCATTTCTGTAACGCCGTCATTGAACAGATTTTCAACTTCCTTAGGATTGGTGGCAAATTCGTAAAGAATCTTTGGACCTAAGTCGGAACGCATGATATACTGTGCGATTTCCCTGTCAGAGTCAACCAGTTCTCCGAGTCCATTCTGAAGGGCTACTGCAATAGCATCTCTGTATTGCTTTTCCGCTTCAGGAGTCTTGAATAACTTCTTGACATTTTCATCCTGACGTGACTTATATGCCTGTACTTCTTGTTCCTGTCTTGCCTGTTCACTGTATCTCTGCTGGGCTTCTTGCAGTCTCTGATTCCACATGTTGTCGAATCGCTGCTGAACCAAGGCATCGATATAGCTATCGTCATCCTGGAACTGTTGTCTGTTTAACGGTTGGAACTTTTCCGGATTCTCTAATTTCTCAATACGCTGCAATAGCTGTTCGTATTGGTCCTTAGGAACGTAATTCTTTTCATACTTTTCACGCTGCTTTGCTAATTGCTTGCGGAAAGAATATGCTGCGCGTTCTTCCGGTGTGTATTCCCTATGGCTAGCCTTTTCAACCACATTGCTTTCTTCGGAAACCGTTTGCTGGGCGGATTCTTCAGCGGCAGATTCTACTTGTTCGTTCTCAACACCTTCAGCCTCAGTGTTTGGGTTCAAACTGGTATCAATCTCTTCAATATTCATAAAATGTTTTTCCTTGTACGCTTTAGGTGCGCATTACCCTTGTTTTATATTTATGTTTCTAGTATTTACAATAACATAAAATTTTATTATATTTATTATATGAGAAAATATTACATTCCAAACTGCAAATACTATGTAACCGATGAAGGTAGACTGTTTAATAAAGAAACTGATGAGGAAATGGTTTTAAAACCTAATAAAACTGGTTATATAAACATTACCATAAAAAGAAAAGTCTATAAGTTACATAGAATTATCGCAGAAGCATTTATCCCTAATCCTGAAAACAAACCTTATATAGACCATATAAATCGTAATAAGGTAGATAACCGAGTATCAAATTTAAGATGGGTCACTGCACAAGAAAATTGTAATAACAGAAAAACCAATCTTGCAGAAGGTGAACGTAAACAAGATTTAACGTTTACTGAATACAAGACACAGGCCCATAAGAAATGGCGAGATAAGCACAGGGAAGAGTATAACGCAAAAAGAAGATTGCGTCGTCAGTCCATGTAGAAAGATTGGCGTTCTCTTCTTTCAAGTCCGAGGCCACGTGGCATATCAGTCGTGAAGAATGTTAAAACTATACTGTCTGCTGTGTCAGGTGAACGGCCTATCGCTTGTTTTATATCCTCTTTTGGGATTAATTGAATTTTATCCCTATTGTTTAATATGTATTTAGTAGAAAGAAATTCATTGACTGCTGATTCATCTACGCCGCTTATACCGTGTTCAGTAATAAACTGTTTAGCCTTCATATACATTTCGGCACGTTTATTTGCATAAGAAGGTTCATCTGCTCCACCACCGAACGATACGAGATTTGTAAAACCTGCATAATCAGAATCCATAAGCACTTCATAAAGACTGGCACCATAGGCAGCGTCTATGTTTATGGCTGACAAATGCTGTTTTCCATATTCGTGAATCCATGCTTTTATTACGGCGTATAGATCTTTAGCTGTAGCCAATTGAGCCTTATGGTATTTTTCTATAGAATTTCCCTTTCTTAGAACTATGCAATTAAAGTCCCTACCGAATCCAGCAGGGTCACATCCTATCGTAAATGTGGAACCTTCCTTAGGCGCATCCTCAAACATATCTGAAGTAAAAATAGTTCCATTGTCTACGTCTTCGCATTCTTCGCCAAAATATTCTCTACGCCATGCGCTTTCAGAAACACATGATTTACGCATTAATGCAATCTGTTCTTCAGTAATAAACTTATTATCTTTTGTGGTAGCTGTAATAAGAGGAACATTGTTTTCCTTTACAAATCTTGTTAGCCAGTTTTGACCACGTGGCGTACTAATCATTACAAGTTTAGGCACAATATCTTTACCTCTCATACAGAAAGGCAATATAGTCATTATTTCAGGATCAGCCAATGCAGCTTCGTCAAGAATAGCTAAAGAAATTTCAGTATAACCACGAATAGCATCCGGTGTTTCGTAAGAAGCAAAATAAATAGTTCCTTTCTTATAAGTTATCTTCATCATGCCTTTATGAACCTGGAATTCATCAGGTTTAAGAATCTCGTAAAGCCTGTTAACGCATTCTTGCATTAATACTTCAGAAACAGCCTTGAAGTTCTGTCCAAGACATATAACTCGTTTTCCTTGAAGTAATGCTATTACAGCCATCAATGAGGCTATATATGATTTTCCCGACCCTCTGCCCGCGCGCAAGTAAATCATATTCTCTGTTGATGTCAATAGAGCTTTTTGATGTGGAAATAACTTATAGTGAATATCCATTATGCGTCTTCAAAAATTAGCCTTATATCATTATTTGAATTAACCGCAGCCTGTACAGACTGTTCAACTTTTTCGGAATAGGTGTCTTTCCATCTTCTCTTCATGACCTCGATATACTGAAGCTTACCCTGAGTAAGATACTTGAAAGTCAAGTCATTAAGGCACTTGGCCTTCATGTCGGTAAACCAGATAACCATCTTGTCAAGCCATTCCTTTGTCTCCTCGCCTATGTCGTCAGGCTTTGATTCGTTTATATTTCTAGGATTCCAGAGCGGGCTTTCGTTCTTGTTCTTTCTCTGTGTCTTGTATGTGGTTATCCTCAATTCTTGCGGAAGATATGACTGTATTTTAGACATGAACGACGATATGGTAGTATAGTTGTATTCGGAAGCATGGCTCATGAAGTTGATAATAGCCATGGTAATACCAGAAGGACAGTAGCCGTTTTCTTCTACTTCCATCTTTCCGTAACCGTCCGTATTGATTTCAGGCATATTGAGATTTTCGAGAAGGAACTTCATCTGTTCTATTCTCTTGTTCATTCTCTGTCTGTTCAAATCTGTTGCGTGTCCCATACTAGCCTCCAGTCATTCGTTTCAGTCTTTCATTCATTTCCTTCAGGAGTTCTTTAAGCTCCTTCAAATCTTCCTTATACGATAAAACCTGTGGTTGTGCCTCTTTTTCAACCACAGGTGCTTCTTGTTTTGTAATTTTTTTGACCATAATGTAACCTGTAGCAATCTTGTGCTATTCGCTACATTATTTATGTTACTTCCAATCAGACGGTATCTGTGCAAGTTCTGCCGCGCCTGTTACTGTATTGGAACCGCAATTTCCGAATGTATATGTATGACTATCAGGAGGCGTCGTCTGAGTACTTGCTTGATTATACAAGGCCAATGCACCGCTTTCTACATTTAAACAGTCAGCGAACATATAGTCCATAACAACAAGACTTGAAGTATCAAATAACGGTACAGATGTTAATGCCGAACATTTATAGAACATAAAGTCCACACGAATGGCACTTGAAGTATCAAATAATGGCACAGTAGTTAATGATGAGCATTGATCAAACATATGCCTCATATCAGTAACACTTGAAGTATCAAATAACGGTACAGATGTTAATGCCGAGCATTTATAGAACATATATCTCATATCTGTAACGCTTCTAGTATCGAATAATGCTACAGTAGTTAATGCATTACATGAATCGAACATATATTTCATGTTAATAATGCCTTTTGTATTTGCACCCAATACTTCTGTTATATTATTACTTCCATAAAGCAGGTATTCGAAAGACGTGCCAGATTTATATACGTCATAAACATCAGATGTGCCTTCTACTAACGTAGCTGTTTGATATGTTGCATATGTGCCTTTAACGGGTACATTGCCATCGGAAGTTCTAACTCTTACTGTATTAGCTGGCAAGTTTAATGGATTATATGGATCATCCTCTGCAAAATATACAGTATATACTTCATCAAGATTTGTATTCATACTATATGCACTATAATCATAAGCAGTATAGATACTACTAATAGCATTTATTTTTCTGCGCTCATAATGATCAAATTTCCATCCTGCTGAAGGTATTGCAGTTATGCCACAAAAATTATTTACGCCATTATAATAATTTTGTTGATATTCTATTTTACCTTCGCCAGAAATAGTCATTCTTGAAGACCAGCACCATGTATAGCCTGCATACACCTCATAACCTTTCACTGCAGAGCCAGGTCCACCATTATAATGATCTACACTATAATTTGCTATAGTAGACAAAGAAGTATTTGAGCCTATAGGCACATAACTAGTTATATAGTAATCATTTTCACTATCCCATGTTTCATAACTTAAATTCCAACCTGAAAACTTATAATCTACTGTGTTATAAATTCCACCGTTAGCAGCAGACTTATCAAAAAAATCCTGTGTCTTCGCAGTGAATGTATTCTGATAATATACAGAAGACTGACCAGACGGCTTATATGCTGACCATGGAGAAGGCTGAATTGTAAATATTGGTCTAGTATGATAATCTATAAGTACCTTGAATCCGCCACCTATTTGATACGCTTTCTTACTGTCACCTGGTTCCGTGACAAGAAGCTTAGGATCATTTACAATGTCTGTTGCTAAAAGTTCCATATATTACCGATTAAACGTTGTAGTAACCACTTTGCGCCATAAACCATCTATCAAAATCATCATACAAAGCTTGATATACGAATACATAGAATGCACCAGATTCAAGTATAAATGTAAGACCGTCCAACTTTGCAGTATATTGAGATGGACCTTCATAAATGTGAGGAGTACTAAAGTGTGCTTCATAATAGTCTGATTCACCTAAATATGCACTAAAATAAGGTTCACCCGTAGTAAATCTGTGATTAAATATCTTAGAGTCATTTATTTTCTTTGTACTGATGCCACCGTTACCTATGGCATACAAGAAACCAGACTGTATATCGGACGGGATCAAGGAGAACGAACCAGTATTACCGCTTACGTTACCGATATTTAAGCGATACCAGTCAGTAGTCGTAGGAAGGTTAGCACGCTCATATGTTATTGAAGCTGTAGCATTAGAGAGATCAGTTCCGCCTAAGACATTTGAGAATCTGACACCGCTATAATTTATCGTATTGTAGATATAATCTCCAACAGTAGCAGATTCAATGTAGACAGGGGCTGCAGCAGTAAGAACTGCGACATTTGCACTAATCTTGTCTTCAACATTATCGACTACGATAGGTGCCACGCCTGTATAGGTCTTACCTTGTGCCTGACTTGCAGCATAAGAGGAAGCAGCGGTAATTGTATCTGTCCAGTCCTTACCAGAAACAGTAAACGTATTTCCAGCAGTGGCCACATTTATATTGGCGCCAGCAGTTACGTCATAAGTATTGCCTACATTACCTGTTATGCTTATAACTACCTTGCCACCGGTCTTCTCGATTTTGATAGGATCTACGCCACTTAAAGGAAGTCCAGTCGGTGTAGAACCAGACAACTTCAATTCATGTCCGTTTATTCCTCCAGAAACGAGTTCTGGGGTCAAATTATTGACTGACGATACAAATGTATTGGCGGTAGTAATAACTCCTTCTGGGATTGCAGAAAGATAGGTTTCTGTAATCTTGTTACCGTCGCTATCGTATGTAGCGGAATTAGAACTTAAAGCATAGTTAGCAGTAAGTGCAGAGTTAGAAATATTTGCAGTAGCCGCATAGCTTACGGCTGTGATAGTATTGATAGCCTCGTTGACAGCGTTTGCACTTGCGTCAGAAATTTCACTACTCCAGTCCTTACCGCTTACGACATGATTGGTAATATCTATATTGTCACCAGCTGAATATTCCTGAACACTCGGTATACTTGCAGTAGCCTGGTTATAGGCATAGCTGGAAGCTGCAGTAATATCGTCTGACCAATCCTTACCAGAAATCTCGTTACCGGTAATCTTGATATTCGGACCTTCTGTATAGTTGGCACCAGCAGACAAGGCAGAACCGTTAATTCCGGTTATAATGTTTGTAGTTCCACCGATTGCGCTATATGGTACATAAGAAGACAATGCACTCTTGTCAGCCTTGTTATAGTAGTTGTTTACGGCAGTAGTATATGCGGAATTTGCCAGCTGGAAGATACCGTCCATTCTGCTATCGGCATTGGCAGTATAGCTTGAGAACGAACTAATCGGGAGTCTGTCATCCAAAGCTGCAGAAATATGAGCAGTAGAAGGAAGCTTAAACTGACTACCCTTCAATGCAATGGCATGGTTATGGTCACCGGAAACTGTGAACGAAGAAATGACCTGTATAGCATTACCGAAGTCAAGAAGAATTTCAGGACCTATTTCCTTGTTACCGGAAATCCAGATAGCATCTCCGCCGCCGTTACCTACAAGCGGAATACCAGAAATACCAGAAATCTTGTCGTCTTCTGTGTAGTTCAACGCGGAATTATGTACACAACCTGTATTGACGAACGAACTGATATAGGAGGTAGCTCCGTGAAGTTCGGTCATATTCGGATTGAAGCCGTTAATAATGAAATTATTGAACGAAGTAGCGTCTAACTTGTTATCCAGGGCAGAAGCAATATGGCCAGTAGTCGGAAGGGTTATGTAGCTACCTTTAACGCCTACGGCATGATTCTTATTACCAGAGACGTCGATAGAGCTAAGGAAGCAGTAAGTGTCACCGAAATTGGCAGTCAGGTTATTACTTACGTTTTTCCATGCGGTAATCCAAGGAACAGTTTCAGCCTCTGTATATGCACTTATGTCTAGCTTTATTGAATCAAGTAAAGCCGTATTTCCAGAAAGCGTTGAAATATTGTTTGAATTATTGGTTATATTGGCACTGTTGGCATTTACTGCGTTCCATATCTCTGTCAAATCTGTATTGACACTGGAACAACAGTCTACGAACTGTGAACTTAACGAAGAAACAGAGCCCTTGATGGCGCTAATCTGACCATGTGCGTCTGCACAGCATTCGTCAACCTTGGCGCTAAGACCACTGAAATCACCTGTAAAGTTAATATGGTTATTTTCGTCGATGTGAATGTAGTCACCGTCGAAATATCTTGTGCCTACCGGACTGTCACCGGCCCTTAAAATTCGGTTATTTGATTCTATTACTGCCATGTTATATTTATTATGCTAATATCTAATGAATTCAGGCACATCTGGACGATAACTGGTAGATCTATAACCATAATTAAAATCACCATAAGGTCCTTCCCAGAATGGATTAATTACATATTGTGTATACTTGTCACACATTATAAACACTGAATATCGCATATTCTGATAATTCTCTATAGCAGACATATAGATAGAACCTAATTTGGATGCCCTTGTTCCGTTAGCACTATATAAGTCTATATACTTATTTGGTGCAAATGTAAATCTGGCAGAAGCATTTTGTACTCCGGCCGACCATGCTGATGTATTTTGGTCAATCCATGAATAACCTGTAGCGCCACCGTAAAAACTTGTAGTTGCTGCGGTAGTACCAGCAGTGGCTGCGGAAAAATTCATTCCCATTGTATAATAAAAACCATCATTATCAATTCTTCCAAAAGCCGTAGTATTTGTCGGTATATTATTATTGCCTGCAGAGACCTTAACGACGTCTGAAAGTGCATAAGAAAAGAAAGATACATTGCCTGTAGTAGGATATGGATGAGTATTACCCTGATAATATTGACCGCTTGTCCTTATGCCATAATACATTGTTAAAGTATCGCCATATCTCATATTAAGGAAATCAGTTCCATAAGTTCTATAACCGTTGCCACTTACGCCATAAGGTCCTTTTGTATTTGCGGCAGATGCCATAGGTACATATATCCTAAGGCCATGTACTCCGCCAGCATAATCGCCAGAAGCAGGATCTACAAAATACGTAGCCTCGCTAGCAGTACCAAGGTGTAACGTAGCATTTGCATTTGTGTAAGTATATCCATTAGGATTCTGGAATGTAATCAATTCGTCATTGTATAATACTAAATCGCTCATGATTTATTTACAACTCCGCGGTATATTTCCAGGTGTAGTTAAGATATGCGCTTCCGTTGTTATAAGTTCCGTTATCACCGTCTACGTAACTGGCTATTATTACAGGTACATAGCCTGCAGGAATATTGGCTGTAAGCATGGTACCATCCTTACCCTGTTCATATGACCATTGTGACTGGTATGTATTAGGATGATAAGCTGTAGAACCTCCGTAAACCCTGTCGTATGAATTTCCGAAACCTGTATAGTTATAACTTATGATAAACGGCGGTAAATCGAAAACCTGTCCAGTAGTAAGCTTCATACCTGCTAGCCTGTAACGCCATTTTGTAGACTTGTTCGATGCCATATAGGCAGTCCAGGTCTCTAGATAGCCTGCTGTTATCTGTGCACTTACCTTTATAGTATGGTCGGCACTGTTTATGCACTTGCCAGCATTGGTAGTCGCTACATAGCTTGCATTCATTGAACCAGAATTATCTCCGCCCTGCCATCCAAAATCCGTGTCTGTAGTTGATGCTACTATACTTCTGTTTACGCCAGCGTTATATGTTAACGGAATAAGATACTGCCTTGAAGGACCTATATTGCTAGGGCTTACGGTTACTGTTCCTGTAGTCGGTAACGCCGTATAGATTCCCTGTGCAGTAACGTCGTTATTCAGAATGAAATTATTGCCAGTCAAAGTAGCGCCTGTAATATTCCAGTGATCAAAGCCATAACCAGCTGGAGTCTGGTCAATCAACGTCACTTCTGTTCCTTTGTAACCTGAATTTACAGTAGAACCACAATCGATTGTAGTAACATTGTAACCAGTAACTATTCTCGAAAGCATGTGACTTCCATAGGTCTTATTAACATAGTGCTTAGCTGTAAACATTATTTTAGCTTCTCCTTGATCCACGATAAGTCAGTCTGGATTTGTGCCAATTTAGTAGCTAAGTCCAAAGATTTCAATTGTTCCAGTTCGTTCTTCAATACAGCTATCTCAGCCTTCAGATTCTCGTTAGCGTCATCTCTGGACTTCTTGGTAGAATTTCTCTGCAATGCGATAATCAGATAGACTACCGCAGCCGAGACTATACCTACGGGACCCGAATTAAGAAATTGCGTTAGGATTTCTTCCATTGTTTAAGCCTTTCTGTTTATGCCGATGACTTTGTAAACACTTTGCCAGTTAGAACCAGTATTCCAAGAGGTTCCAGTTATATTTTTCCAACCATAATATATTCTCTCCCATTTAGTAGTATTTACACCAGACCACATTGTATAAACTTCATACATTGTATTAGTAGCTAAATTACCGATGAAAGTAGAATTTATTGGCATATATTGTGCTGTTGTTCCGTTTATGACAGGTTCAAATTCAGTACAACCATAATAAGAATTTTGACCGCTAGTATTGTTGTTATGTCCACCATAATATACTTTTATGCTATTGAAGTTCAAAGGTGATTCAGATAAAGATAAGGTTGTTGAACCGTATGTTCCACTCCAAAGCACAGTCTCATTCAATCCCAACGGACTATCAACAGTTCCGTTTCCTGAGAGTGTATTGTCATGCGATACTTCTTGCTGAGTGGCTAGTAAAAAATTATTTGTTGCGATTGCGTTGATTTCACTCATTATGCGTTACCTCCGGAAATTCTGTTGATGCCGATTACTCCACGAATTGTATTGAGTGCGTATGTATCGTTCACTAATACTGAAGCTGTAAATGACGTGCCAGTTAAAGGATAGTTTAATGATTTAGCACTTGTGTTTACTAAATGTGTTGAATCATTAAAAGAAAGATGAACAATAGCAACTTTATAAACGCCCTGAGCCATAGTACCATAATGATGCCAGTATCTTACTCCATCTCCTGATTTATTTTTAAAAAATTCCTCAACCTGAGTATTATGAATTAACTTAATAGATTCAAAGTTTTCAAAAGATTCGTTTAATGTTACGGCTGAAGTACCGGCTGTGCCCGAATACAGCACCGTTTCATCATTGGAAATCCTTACAGTTCCTTCCGATGGCTGTGTAATGGAAATACCCGGACCTGCTTGATATGTTGTGGCACTTGTCTGACCGATAGTGTAAGTGCCTTGTGCGATTGAATTTATTTCACTCATAAACTTTTCTCCTTACGATTTGCGACCGATACCTACAATTTTTGTTACTGCACCAGTAAAGGCTGTCACACCTGTAGTAACTGTATTATTGCTCCATTTTATACCTGGAGAAAAATCAACACTGCTACCATCTGGATTAAATCTTAAATAGAACAATTCTGATAAATAAGTATTTGATGCAATTCTATTAGATTTAGCATAACATAATAATTGTTCATTGTTGTCAATTTGTGGTATAACCGTCAGCCTAGTAATTTGATAACCCATACGAGCAGAATATGTATTATAATCTGGACAGACATAAATGTCCATAGTATTATAATTCCACATAGATTCTGATAACTGAATAGTACCTGTAGTTTGTCTAGCACCACTCCATAGCACCGTTTCATCAACACCAAGTAGCTGAGCAACAGCACTCAAGTTGACGCCCAAAGCGTATTGAGCAGAGTTAGCAGCATGTACCAATGTATCATCGTGAACGAGCCACTGTTTCTCAGCACCATATTGAGCAATAGCAGAACCGTTGTAGCCAGAAATTTCATTGACTGCGTTGTATTCAACAGCACTTTCATTCATCAAGCCAGATGGTAATTCGTCACCTGCTGATAATGGAACACCACTGATTTCTGTAATCTTTCCGTCGCTAATTGTCAAGTCAGTGTTCTGCAAGTATGTATCAGGTACGGCTGTCAAGAAGTTTGCAGAATCTGCTGTAGTCAAGTAACCAGTCATGTCTGCAGTCAACTGATAGTCTGCCAGAGACTGATGTGCAGTCAAGTAACCCGCCGGATTTTCATTCATCGGATAGAAGTTACCAGAATCAGACGTTAACAAGAAGTTTGCACTGTCAGTAGAACTGAGGTAGGAACCAGCATCTTGCTTTGCTGTCAAAGATTCAACAGTCGCATAAGCTGTCATTCCAGTAATGTCTTGCTTACCAGTTAAATCACCAGTTGTTAAATAATTTCCTGAAGGTTGTAAACCAGAAGTTGCAGAAACAATTGAATTTTCCACCCAGCCAGTATAGGCTACGTCAGCAGGTAATCCAGTTAAGTAATTATTCGGATTACTATTTAAAGGATAGTATAAAGTATCTGCACTAGCTTTGTCCAAATAATCTCCAGTCAAAGCTGTAGGAATCATAGCAGTAATATCAGCAGAAACAGTCTGTAATTGCGTATTTGTTGCATAGTCGCCACTTACAGAAATTGTAGTAGTCTGAGCAATTGGGTCATCTGTTAACTGAATACCATTACCTTCAACTAATGTAAAGTCACCGCTTACGCCACCTTGACCAGCAAATGCGGTACCATTATATCCAGTAATCTTATTATTGGAAATTTCAAGAAGGTCAGCACTCATTAAGCCATCTAATGACTGATGAGCTGTTAAAAAAGAACCTGATATAGCACTGAAACTGCTAGTATCATATTTACCGCTAGTAGCAGCGTCGATACTAGATACAACAAAATCTGTTTTAGCATATTCATGTAAGTCAACCCCTGTCAAATAGCCTTGAGAATCTGTCCATGCAGTAGACTGGTTATATGCATTCGCACTGGCGTCGCTTATTTCACTAGACCAGTCCTTACCGGAAATTACATGATCCGTAATGTCTATGTTGTCGCTAGCAGAATACTGTGTCAAGTCAGAACTGTTTATAATGTCTATTGCAGACTGTGCGGAACTGCATGCGCCCGTTAATGAATAGATAGCAGTTACAGTAGTTCCAGAAAGGTGACGTAATTTAATATCGTCCTTGTTAGCTATCATTGAAGCGGTCTTATCTTCGCTTTCTACAGAATACTGTATGCCCTGTTGCGGGTTATCGTCGTCGGTAATTAACTGAATCTGAGCGCTAGGGCTTTGGATAGTTATACCGTTTCTTGTAATGTCATTGAAATGTTCCTGATTCAAGTCAGAAACATAAAGACCGTTAGCATCGAGTATTGCACCCTTGTTACCTGTCAAATTGGTAAACTGTTGTTCAGTCGCATCTAACTGCATTCCTTTCGTATGGGACTGGTCTACCAACGTGATAGCAGAATCAAGCGCGATTTCGTTACCGTCTATTACGATATTGTCACCGGCTACATAGTTAAGGCCAGCACTGAACGCACTTCCGTTATAGCTTGTAATCTGACCGTCTTCGTAACCGAACGCGCTCTCGTTCATAGTTCCAGGAGGCACATCAGTCTGGCCAGAGAAACCGATAATTACTCGTTCTGCGTCGTCCTGAACGAAGTAAAGCGGGTCCTGTACACCGAGCTTTGTAGTATTGGCGCTGATAGCATAAACGTCATTGTTCACTACAATCGGATCTATGCCTTCATAGAGCTGTGTTCCGATAGATTCGCCTTTACCCATTCCAGACGGATAGATGTCTCGGCTGAACTGTTCTTGACCGTATGCGTCAAATACCACTATTGTATAGTTGAAGGCGTCGTTTAAATAAATCTCAGCCATGCCCTGGTCGTCGAGAATTACAGGGTTGGCTATTACTGTTGCGCCATTATGGTCACCATATACGGGTGCCAGCTCAGTTCTGCCTAGCTTATAGACATATATCTTACCGGCAGCTAAAAGGGTGCCATTATATGATTGAAATTGGTTCAGTAAATCTAATGCGAACATGAATTTCCCTTTTATTATAATCTTATATATTTATTACATGAAAAAGACCAAGGTGTCAGGCCCTGGTCTTAATTGTTAGTTGATAATGTATAGATTATTTTTAGTTGTTCCGTTACTCGTAGGTCGAACTATTCGTGCGGCGAACCAGTCATCAAGTTCTTCCATGTCCCTTGTTCCAGTATAGTTAGGATCTAAGTTATTTAAGCAGAACGAAGCATTCGAAATCCATAAATCTCTCCAGTTATATGCAGGCTGTTCGTTATACTGGTAAACTCTATTGTCGTCTGGAAGGTCTTGTCCGTCTTTAGGAGCTATTACAGTACAATGCAGCTTCATGGCATTAGAAGTACAGTATCTTTCTGTCTGTGCGAAACCATATTCTTCCTGATAAGGAAGCCACATTCTTTCTGCTAGGCCCTGAACGTCCAAATAATAGCTTTTTGTTATATAAGGGTCAAGGTTAGTATTGAATGTATAGTGATACTTAGAGTGCAGCATCCATTTAGCGTCGCCGCCGCCCGGACAAGATCCAGTATTTCCTCTTACATAATAATCTGCATTATTCAATACGTCTTTCTGTTTATTGGTCAATGAAGGATCTCTATCAGCTGCTGATCTGGCAATGAATAATGTTCTATAGCTTCTGTTTGCCCAGTAAGGACAGGTTATGCCCTTTGTGTTACCCTGGAAATCGTTATCGACAATCCTTACGTTGTCCCAGTAACAGTTCTTACAGTTATTATCGTTAGCTATCATGGTGAACTTGATAGGTTCAGTCTGGTCGATATTACAGCCTTCTAATGTCAATCTGAGCCAATATTTAGAATCGGCTAAGTAAGGATATATCGAGATATTCGAATTGGTAATCTTACAGTCTACCGCAGTGAAATTCTTCGTATTGATTGTGGCGTTGATAGTAGAACGCAAGAAATTCAATGCAGGGCTATCTGTACTATTATCAGTAGCCTGGTTAATCTGCATGAACCAGTTAGAATCTACACAATTTACAGCACCTTTGGTAAGATACCAGCCACCGATAATATTAGAATTGTTAGATACGTTAAGAGTTCCGAAATTAGACGGCCATTCAGTTATTCTAATATCACAGTGGTTAACCGCCAAGCTACCGTTCTTAATCTTCAGATAGTTTACTTTACTGTCTATCATCGTGACAGGAGAACCGCCGGCTTTACCGACTAGAGCCATGTTGGCATTAAGGTTACGGATAACCAGATATTCAGACAAATCGACGTCGGCATTGGCGCCACATGCATAGTTCTTACAGTCGATATCGGTGTAGCCAGCCTTGTAATAAAGCTTAATCATGTTTTCGACATTCTTGAAATTATCCGCATCCATCGTAACAGTGAAGCCGGAATAAGTATTGAATGTTATATTGTCTGCATCGATAGAAACGAAATACTTGTCAGTAAATTCCATAGCCTGGAATTGACATTTAGAATCCCTGTGCAAGAAGCCACTAGGGCCAACCAACTTACATCCGGTAAACGTAAGGTGATATTCGCCTGTGTTGGTTACAAGGGCTGGTGAACTGTCTGTATAGAACGTGACATTGGTCTGGTTCATATTTGCGACAATTTCGTCGTTAATCCAGTTATGGCCGTCACAGTATTTCTGTTTAGAACTACAACCCCAGAAACTACGTGCATGCTTATACCATGACGAATGAACAGGGCAGTTAGAATCGCTCGGGAAGATATTGCCTATCCAAGTAGTAGGTTTACCCTTAACGTCAATCCAGGAGCATTCTACGGAGTTAATTTTGGTATTAGAGAACAGCAATACCTTCTTGGTGGTTATCATATTGACATCGCCATAATTACCAGGAATCATGAAAATGCCAGGTGCTGTGGCCTTACCGTGAATTTCTCCGATATATGTAGACAATGCGTTAATATTGGCTGTCTGACCAGGATATACGCCATAGTATGAAGATGGAATATATGGACCGTCGAACTGAAGAATCCAACGACCTGTATCAGAAACATCGGAGGCTATGACATAACCGTTATCTGCATCAAGTGTAGAGTTAGGGTCCCAGATATATGTTCTAGGTTCACAGTCGAACTGGTTATGATAACCAATAACTGTAACCTGGCTATTGTATGCAGGGTCGACATCCTTCAATGCCTCTATCCCTGTTACGTTATTGGTTACTTCCGACTGGGCATTATGGCCTGCATAGTAATCCCTGATGAACTGGTAAATCGGGTGGCTGTTCTCGTCGTAGCCCTTGAATGCGTAAACTCTGATATAGGAAAGGCGATCGGAAAAGATTGTCTGTTCCGGTCTTCCTTCCACGTCGAGTATAATCGGGTTCGCAGCGATTACGTATTCATCGTCCGAATAGGTATAGACATTAAGCAAATTATTGGAAACAGGGTCATATACTTCAACCTTGCCCTGTACAAGCGGTCCAATATCGATATCCACGAATACGTCGTGCTGTGATATAATTGGTTGCATTAATTCAGATACCATTATGCGTTCTCCTTAATAATCTTGTTGACTGTCTTAGCGTGAGTCTCGTTTGCCTTGGCGAGCGACTGCTTTGTCTTCGCTTCGGAAACCTTGACCTCGTTATCCGCCTTGATTACGTCGGCCTGTGTCTTCATGGCTTGCGCGTCGAGCTTCATGCCTTCGCGTTCGATTTCCATTTTCTGTTTTTCCTGTTCGTTGGCCATTTCAGCAAGGTCCTTGTCAGACAGTGTGCCTTCGAGCTTATGCTGGAGAATCATCTTTTCGAGCTCGTTGCGGTGCTTGAACTGTTCGAGGGTGAATTCTCTTTCCAGTGCGTAGCCCTTGAGTTCAATCTGTCTCTTGGTGTCTTCGAGTTCCTTGGAAAGCTGTGCAATCTGCATGTCGCGCTGCTTGATTTCCTGGTCAGCCTGGCCTAAGAGTTCCTGATCCTTCATTTCCTGAGCCGTAGGCATCGGTTGCAATATTTCTACGAGGCTTCTGATATACTGGTTATCCTGTTCCACGTTGGCCATGGCAAGCAAAAGCTTACGTTGGTCCTGAGGTTCAGTAAGCAAAGGAGCCATTTGCTGCAAGATTACGCGTGCTTCCTGCTTCAACATGCCTTCTTCAGGTCCCTGGATGCAGTTAATCTTGATTGCGCCATACATAGGCTGTCCGGAAATAAGTTCGAACAGGCACATGCCGGCTACCTTCAAGGAGCTCTTGAGGTTATAGATATACGCCCTGATGTTGTTCTGGAATGTCTTCTGGCTTGTCAATACTTCGGTAGCGCTCTTTTCCACTTCGGATTCGAGGCCTACTGCCGGAATTCCTATTACCGTGTTGACCATCTGTAACGACTGGCTGAACATCTCGCCTACGTCGCCCAACTGGATTTCGTTTGAAAGTCTCTGAGGAGGTTCCAGTTCTCTCTTGCCGTCGCCTGACCACTTGTTATAGATTAAGAGCGGGTTCAACGTCTTGTTGGAATCCCTGAAATACTTTTCGTTGCCTTCTATGGATTCTGAATCGCATAGCCACGTGTTCTTCGGGGAAGTTGCAAGTCTTACCAGAATGTTGGAATATGCGTAGTTGATAAGTTTCTGGAGGCCTTTCATCTGGTTTACGAGGCCTGTCCAGGAAGGTTTACCGTCGATGAACGCACGTTCGCCGAATACAGGGATAACCGGGATATAGGTCATTGGAAGCTGGATAGTCTCTATTACGGAGTTACCGAGCAGCTTGTAGCACATCACTACGCCCCTTACCTTCGTCCAGTAAGTTACGAGCGGCATGTATTCCTTTCTGTCGTATTCTTCTTCGATATCGACTTCTGGGGATTCTATGGACGAGAAATCGACACCGTATTCGTTCTCTACGTATTTTCTGGACTTGAGCTCTACTATTGCCGCGGCTGTGGCATCGGAACCGTTTGTCTTGGAAATATCCGGGTCGAGATATACGTTCGTAAGTTCCTTGACGTTGTATAATACAGGTTCTGGAGAACCGTCGATACTTAGGTCGGTAGTTACCACCATTACACCCAGGCCGAATGAAACGGAAGATTCCAGCGTCTCGATTACCGCTGTCTCGTTGTCAGGGTTTTCCAGGAAATTGATACCGAACTGGTTTAGCATGTCGCTGTTCTTGCTGGTGGCCGTATCTATTACGTTCCACCTGTAGGTACATTCCCTATACGTATTGGAAACTGTGCGTACCGCGTTACGGACTATGTTGAGCTTGTTTGCCGTGCGGTCCTTACCGAGGACTTCTATGTCTTCCTTGGAGTACTGTTCGCCTGAAAGGAACTTCTTATCTTCTTTTATGCGCTCGATAAGGTCCTTGTATTTCTTTCTTGACTTCTTGTTGAACTTCTTGAACTCGGCTATGATATCGGCCTGTTCGTTGTTTACTTCGAAACTTACTGAACTTAATATATCCATCTGTAACCTTTATGGGACATTACTGTCCATCCTGGACAAACCCGTTTGATATATTTATTTCAGTTAAAATACGTAAAAACCCTGGGTTTTTGTGGACCCAGGGTTAGTTTATGGTTAACTAATGAGAAGTAAAAAATATGAAACAAAGAATAGGACTATACGGAAGGAGAATTTAGGAGAAATAAGTCAAAGGAATTTATAACATGGCCTACCGTATAGCCTTATTATTTATTTCACTACAATGTATCTGGTCGTAATTTCATGCCTTTCGTCTATGACTTCTACCATAGGAGGGTTTAACTGGCATGACATAGTAATTCCGGCTTTTCTTTTCCATAGATGATCGTTGTTCATTAACGTCTCGTATATCTTGTTTAGCCTGCTTATAGACTTTACCTTTCTTGTTACTGTTCTCATGTGTATAATATAGTAAATTAAGTCGACTTTGTAAACCTGTATAATTTTTTCTGATTTTTATACACAGTTCAAATGCTTTGCAGCCCCCGAAGGGGTCGCGTGAGCGACGAAAAGAAGTTGAACTGATATATTGTAGTCATGCTTGTCATGGACACGCTTGACCTTTTCTTTTTGGTCGCTTACGCGACTGCTTAGCAGTGAGTTATTTTTTATAACTGCTATGTAAGTTATTGCTTGTCAACGACATGCTTGACTTAGACAAGCTCGTCATTTTCGGATAGATCTCGGCTATGAGCTGCCGAAATCATTTGATCTCGTGGTTTTACGTTATTGCTTATGGTATCGGTCTTGCTGTATACCAGCTACATCAATAACAACCTTAGACGCCGTGTGTAATGTTTGCGAAGCATTACTCGATGGAACAGTTTATCAAGGTTACGTTCAGCCATGTGTTTGGAGTTACGAACTTGTCGCTTGAGCTTATTATAGGTTCCCTCACCTATAACCTGCTATATACTTACCAGTCGCGAGATTATTTCAGTTGCTTTAGAAATGTATTCCCTGGGCCGCTGTTGGATATATAGTTTACTCTCTCTTTAATATGTCTCTTCAGTGAGATGAGCTAGTTGTCTGCGTCAGAGCCTAATAAAAAAGGCTCACGGTGGTTGCAGCACCGTAAGCCCGTTTATCGATAAAAGAAACTCTTTTTCTTAACAAGTATTAGTTCTGCAACAACGTATCTACTTTTATTTATATTGCAAATATAGCAATTTTTGCCTGTTCTGTAAACAAATATTTTACATTTGATATAAAAATTCTGAAAATTCCAGAATAATGCAAAGTTTATTTTACAGTTTTCCAGATAATTGCTATATTTTAACCATGACGACGAAGAACAATTACGTGAACAACGAAAAGCTTGGTGAACTGGTGGCCGAGTACATAATCTCGAATCCCACCGACAGGGGAGAGTGGCTTGACAAATACGAACGTACAATGACGACGAAGCACTCCGAGAAGAACCCGAAAAAGATGGCCGAGACGCTAGAATTCATCCAGTTCAGGCGTGAACTGTACAGTCACGAACGTCCTTTCAACAAGTACGACACAGTTTGCAAACAGCTTATTCCCATGCTGTACGAGATTATAGACGGCCGAATGGCATCGTACAAGATATTCAACGACGACGACATGAGACAGGAATGCATAGTCATGGTTCTAAGGTACATAAACAGGTTCGACTGGAGGAAGAAGACAAGCGCCTTCGCATACATCACGGAAGTCATAACCAATGCCATAAACATGGTCCTCAAGCAGAGGAAGGAAGACAGCCTCGACGGTAACGTAATCCTGGAATCTGAGCTGAACGACAAATACGGCAATCCAGAAACTATAGCCATGTTCAAGGGTCTCGACTACGGTAACGACAGTTACGATTGATTATAGCGAAAAAATATAGATAAAAATCATAAATAAAATGTGTAACGAAAAATTTACTATATTTTCTTACATAAGGAGTTTATCTATATGATCAGAAAAAATATGAAAATGTTATGCAGCGAGGATCCTTCGCTGATAGAAAATTACGATAAGGCGGTGGCAGATACTGAACGTTTATGGGTATGTCACCACAGATTAGAGCTCGACGAAGAGGGCAAAACAGTACATTCCAAACAAGAACTGATAGACATGGGCATGTACTGGAAAAGGCCGGCTTCGGAGCTCATTTTTCTTACTGTCAGCGACCACATGGCGCTGCACATGAACGACGACGCAAGACAGAAACTCAGGGAAGTCCATACAAGATTATGGAAAAATCCAAAAAGGAAGAGAATAATGAGGGAAAAAGCAGAAGAAAAAAGAAGAAACGGTCTTACTCTTACAGGCATAGAACAGAACGCGAGCACCGCGGCATACCGTGAATATCAGAAGCTACAGCACAGGGACTGGTACAGACGTAACAAGGACAGGTGGAACGCCTACAATTACAGACGTAAACTGTTGAAGATGAGCGACGATGAACTGGAGGCGCTCTATAACAAGCACAAGAATAGTATAATCATCGCGATACAGACCGGTTTTACTGACAGAATTCCGAAACTGGAAGAATTCAACAGTCACATCGAAGCCGAAATGCAGAGAAGAAAGGAGGCTAATAATGGGTAACGACTGGAAAATAATCTTTACCAACAAAGCCACCACTCCGGTAGAAGATTTCGACATAATCGACAACACAACGTCTGACCTCGATCACAGGCTATGGAGCGAGATTGCAGGTTTCAAGATAATCTTTGACAAGCTCAACCAGTACAGCGAGGAAGTCAAGAACGGAGTGAGGGACCCTGTAAACAGGTGGCTATACCTTAACCATTACCGTAGAAGGTTCGACGACGACTGTTACCAGAGAATTTACGTTCCGCAGCCTATGTTCTTCCAGTGCTCGCTTGCACAGCAATACGACTATTATCACAATATCGAAGACCTTAAATTATGCGGACAGGCTTTGAAGGAAATGTACCCTACTCTGACTGGCTCGTTCGAACAGACGTTGAACGGCAACATGCTCATTCCGTATATCATAGGAATAATGCCGGAAGGACAGTTCATGGACTACTTCAATTTCTTGCATACGGTGCTCTCCAGGACTCTCGAACTCATGGGCTGTAAAACATACGAGGACGTCATGAAAAGAGTCACAGAAGGCGATTATGTGCGAGAGAACAAGGGCAGGAACAACGATCCAAAGTATCAAGCGAGAATACTCAGTTTTTTAGCAGAAAGATTGGCCACAATGTATTGGAAGAACGTATCTCTGCAGGCTCCGGTTTTTCCGGCTGCATTAATAAAAACTGAAGGAGCTTTTTAATGAGTAAACAAAAAACTAAAGCTGAATGGGTAGCAGAAAAAGGTGAGCAATGGTATTATGAACACATCTATTTAAGATGGAAAAAAGCTCATGAAAAAAGACAACAACAACCCGGTTATCAAGAGATGCGCTCTAAAAAATCTATAGAATCGAAAAAAAGACGTTATGATAGAGATCCGGAATATAAACTAAAAGTTAATAAACATAAAGATTTTGGACATCATAAAAATAGATGGAAAAATTATTGTAAAGAATACTGGTTAATTGAAAATTATGACAAAGCATTAGCTGATAATTTTAAAGGTTGGCATTGTCACCACAGATTAGAATTACATCCTGATGGTTCAATAAGATTTACAAGAGAAGGTTTGATAAATGCTGATTTATATGTAAATCGTCCACCAGAAGAACTTATATTTTTAACAATTTCCGAACATAGCAAATTACATGGAGTAAATAGACATAAGTATGAATAAAGATATCATTTTAGCAATAACACCAGAAATGGGTGGTGGCGGTGGCTGCTATTGGCACAGAATTCAAACAATGGCAGATCATATTAATGCAACTCCTGCGTATGGAACAAAAGTAATAGTTTCACCAATGCCTATACTTGATGGTAATATATTAGCTAGATGTAAATGTATTTTATTCCAGAGACCATGTGGGCAGCCAATGTTAGAATGGATTAAACGTTATAAAGAATTGCAGCCTAAATTTGGATATAGCTGTGTAGCTGAGATCGATGACGCCTGGTGGTCCATAATTCCAGATTATAATATGAGCTCTTTACAGCCTAGGCCATGGGATTTGATAGAAAATATTTTTAAAGAATCATTAAAATATCTTGACAGAATGATTGTAACTACTGAATTTATGCGCCGTAAGCTTAACAAGGATTATAATTACTGGAATGTAAAAGTTATCGAAAATGCAGCTCCTAGGAGCATGTACAGTGCTAATAAGAAAGACTTTTTTAGAGACAAACCATTATGTATTATTCCTTCTGGCATGCAACATTATAGAAGTCCTCAACCGTTATCACAACAATTTCCTGCAGGTGTAACAGCTTTACGAGGAGACTATACAGGTCAATGGCCAGAGTTCTTGATAAAAGAAATTAGAGAACAAAAAATACAGCTTCATTCTATGGCAGACAAGCCTTATTTTCTGGCGCCAGTTCATGACATGATTGAAACTTCACCATGGCAAGATACACCTAACTATGCAGCTTTTATGACACGTATGCAACCTGATATTATATTGGCTCCATTACAAGAAAATGATTTTAATAGGGCTAAATCAAGATTAAAATGTGCTGAAGGCTTTGCAATAGGCTCTATAGTAATAGGTAATGTATTTGAATATTCACCATACGAAGTACTGCATCCTTATTGTCAAGTTCCAGTAAATCCTACAATGGAACAACTTGAAACTGTTTTCAAGAATGTAAAAGAACACTGGAAGGAAATTATCGAATATCAATATGACTGGATTAACAAAAATGGTGAATTCATGGAAAGTACAGACCATATTAACAAATATCTTACTGCTTTAACCGTACCTAACCAGAGGTTCATTTAATGAATTTCGAAGATTATAAAGAAAACATGAAAAGAATAGGGATAGCCATAGAGCTATTCCCTCTTCTCGGTTTTCCTAATGTAAAGTTTACGATGGTAAGGGCACAGTGTGACAGCATTGTTGACCTTAGAAGATATTACAAGTATTCTCTATGGCAAAACGACGAATGCAAGTGTTCAGTATGCCTGGAACCTTTTGACGACTGTGACGAATTTGCAAGGGCTAAACTTATTAACTATTACTTAAGGAACAAAAAATGAAGACACGAGATAAAATAGATTTGGGATTCCTGATTATAGAGGCGGTAATGTTCATCGCTAATATCTTCAAGAAAGAAAGCAAGACAAAATACAAGCCGACAGACAATGGCGTAGATATCCGGGAAAACTGGAAAGACGAGGATATTCATAACGGTTGACTGAAATAAAAATAACTTATACAGAGGATTGACATAGGTCAGTCCTTTTTCTATATTGTAACACGTAAACAATCAACTAATGAGGAAATAAAAATGACTAAATTTACCAAGCTTCTCAGTGACCTTCAGATTGATAATAACTTCCTTAAGCAATATATGTCTGCAAAGAATGATGAATCTTCTGATTATACAAAGGACAGAATGCTTATTGAATTCGGTAAGAATTGCAAAGTAAAGTTGTCTACACTTAATCGTATTGTAGAAGATACAAAGTTTGCATGCAGGAAATACGGTGAAAGTAACTATCCTAAGTATGAAGCTATTAATTCTCTCGCTTGTGCTGCTGCATGCCAGGTATTCTGTGAAATGCATGAAGCATATAAAGCTGGTCGTGTAACTGATGAAGAATGGATTAAGTTTGGTAAGAATGCATAAGGAGATTAACAATAACGGTTGACTGTTAAATTATTTCCTCTAGTTGTAGATTGACGCTTGTCAATCCTTTTTCTATATTACTTTATGTAACGAATAACAAAGGAGCTTAAAATGATTATCAACAAGATTACTTCTGCTTTTAACGGCTGGGAATATGGCCTTACGATTGCCGAATACAAATGCGAACGTAGCTGGCTTACTGATAGGCTTAATAAAGATTTTACTGGTGTAAGATATGCTTCTGCATACCCAGTATTTAAAGTTAAAGAAGGTGAACTTGCTGGTGAAGTTTATGAAGATCCTTCTGAAGAAAATCTTGATTCGGATGACGTTGAAGAATGTGGCTGGTGGGGCTGGGGTTATGATGCAGAGGAACCTGTTGAATTGAAGGATAAAACTGAAGCAATCAAGTTCCTTGTAAATGAAGGTAAGCGTTTGGAGCTTTGGTAATATGAATAAAGAAGAATTTATTGCCAGATATGGCGAAGAAGCATACGAGAAACGTAAAAAATATGCTAGGGAATATCATCGTAAAAATGATGTTACCAAGAAAGAAGACATGATCGCTAAATTCGGCCAGGAATGGTACGAAAACCGTAAAAAAAAGTCTAGGGAACTGAATGCTGAAAGGCGTAAAGAAGAAGACGTTGAACATAGAGAAAAACGACTTAGAGGCCTAAAAGAATACTCAATATCATACAGTAAGACATACTTTAGTGATCCTATTAATAAGATTAGGGGATTACTGCGCACAAGGATGCGCGCAAAGAAAAACCATAATCGCGGGGTGTCACCGGATGAAGCCATGACCTTGCTCGTACAAAAAGCAGAAAAAGATGGCTGTCCAGAACTTCTAAATATGGACTACATGATGGAACGCTTCCATATAAACTGCAAGTGTGGTTTGGTCTACGGCAATCTTGAAATTCTGAAGTATTTCTATAGGTTGATGCAGATTAAGGCGGCTAAGAATGAATGTTTTACAGACAGTGATAAAGAGTTATTGCACTATTTCAGAAACTGGAAAGTCAATGTAGATATCCCTGGCGAGTTGTTCCTTGACAATGACTGGATCATAAATGTCGCTAATCTGGATATGGCATATGTCGAGGATATGATACGCAATACGCGAGGTCTCGATTTACTGCTGACTGAAGAAAAATATCTTGAGATGAAAACATTGACAACAGAAGAATAATTTGCTATATTACAATCATAAAACAGAGGAATTAAAAATATGGCTAATCAAACAAAAATCTTTGACAGAATTAACTCGTTTGCAGAGTATAAGAAGAAAATGACTGACTATGAAAACCAGATCGTTAAGATGATGATCGGGCAGGAAGGAAAACCGATTCCGTGTCACGTTATGATTGTGTCCGGTGATAAGGGTGTTGGTAAGACGTATAAAGCTGAAGAACTTCTTTCCAAGCAGACAATCCGTAACTGGGAAATTGTCAATTCATCTATGTCCGCTGTGCAGCTCTATAAGTTCTTGTGGGAACACAACGATGCAATTGTTGTTCTCGATGACGTTAACTCCATTATCCAGGATAGCAAGGATGGTGCATCTCTTCTAAAGGCATGTACTGAAACCAAGCATGTCAGAAAGCTCAGCTGGCAGAAACAGAATGCCAACTGTATTCCGGTGCACCGTTATGGTCTCGATAACAATTCTGCAATCCAGACCAAGATGGCAGAAATGACCACTTTGGATCCGAAGCTCGAGAAACGCTATCTTGAAGGTAAGTGTTTTCCTGACACGTTCTTCTTTACTGGTGCATTGATTATCTTGACTAATAAACCTTTGTCTATTATCGACAAGGTAACTGAAGGAGCAGTGAGTAACCGTGGATGGCATCAGGAAATGCTGTTCAGTGTTGACGGAGCTGTAGACCTTTTGCGTAACTTCGCATCGAATATGTCGACATTCAACGATGTGGAACTTACACAGGAAAGTGTTACCAAAGCAGTTAATTTTCTTTGCAATGATGAAGCTGTTAAGTATTACAAGACAAACGGTAAAATTCCTACCATTAGAACGCTTGGCAAGGTTGCTGTTGCTTGCGAATACGGTCTTCCGTTAGATACAGACGCACTAATTAACTATACTGAATGTCCCGCTTACTAAGGAGATTAACAATAACGGTTGACTGTTAAATTATTTCCTCTTGTTGTGGATTGACGTTTGTCAATCCCTTTTCTATATTACTTTATGTAACGAATAACAAAGGAGTTAAAAATGACTATGGCTGAATATCAAGAAATGCTGATTAACGAAATCGATGCAGGTAACATAGAAACCTTCACACAGATGCAGAAGTGTCTCCGTGAAAACAAATACGATCCGGAAAAAGCTTACAAGGCCTATGTAGAGAAAGCTCTCGAAACCGCCAATGTAACGCCTGAAGCTAACTATGAGGTCACTGAAGACCTGATTGCCTTTGGTGTCTAGTCAAGACCAAGGATGATCTTATATAGCTCATCCACGGTTTTGTAATTTGGAGATTCGGTAGTAGCCTTTCTGCCTTCGTTAACAGACTTGTTCATCGAAGTTCTATAATTATATCCCAGTTCACCAGGTTTTACTTGATTCATAGCCTGAGGTTCTGTAACGTTCTTATAAAGATTTACGTTTTTTCCTTCTTTTAATTTTAACGGAGATATACCAGTACCAGATGGATGTAGCTTATGTAATGTCTTATTGACAGGATCTATAAGTTCATCATAATTACTCAATTTATGTCTTGTCATATTGGCGTCGGCTGTATGTTCGTTAATCCATAACGGGCCATTATCGCCTTTGAGATAAACCATATTGCCGTTATTGTCTCTTCCGAAAGCTTTACCTTTTATATTATGACCAAGCCAGTTACCTACACCGTATGCGTCATCATATTTTTTAGACTCGGAAGCATCGACTTTAGTTTTTTCAATAGGCTTATCAGTTAACGTCTGTCTGGCATTATCCAAATCAAATCTGCCTTCACTTGCAAGACTTTCCAAACGTGCCTGGTTTTCCAGGTTACTCATGGCGTTAATTACAAGTTTATCCGCATCAGCTTTAGTAATTTCGCCTTTTTTGACAGCTTCTCTTAATGTAGATTGTAATTTATGAATTTCTGCCATCGATTCAGGTCTTACAATATAATTTTGCTTAGATTTACTTAATTTAATTGGCAATGCGCCCAATGCCTTAGCAGGTCCACCAGGTTGAGAACCAGCCAATGCGAATTCTTTTGCAGCCATTTCAAAATCAGGTTTTTCACCCTTCAATAAAGGCTTTATGAGAGAGCTGTAAAACGGCCAGTTCTGTGCTTCTTTGTCGATAGAACTAGTAACAGGACCTTCAGGATTGTCATGAAATTCCTTTAAAAATGCAGCAAACGGAAATCCAGCTTCTACCAATCTACCTAAAAATTCACTTTTACTTTTAGGTAAATTGAATTTTATTATCGGTTCACCTGGTTCTGGTTGACTGAAAACATTTTCTATATCTGACATAGTTTACAATCCTTTTATAGTTTATTATATTTATTAAGTAATCAATAAAGGAGTTAAAAATGAATACTGGAAACGCTAAATTAGACGCAATCATGGGTATAGGATTGATAGCATCTTTCGTAATTGCTGCAACATTACCTTTAATCGGATTGGTTTGTGAAAGCATCGAAGATTGGTGGCAAACAAGAAATAAAAAAGAGGACTAATGTCCTCTTTCTTAATTCCCGAATATTTCTTCGATTGTGTAGTCCTTTTCCCATTGTTTTGGTAACTTAGGTTTACCTACCATATTTGGGTATTTTTTATGCAATGAATAAATACGTTCTAACAGCTGTAATTCCGGATCGTTTTTGACGTCAGGCTTTTTCTCAACTTCAAGATTTACCTTATCTTTAACGAATGGAATGCCCTGTGCAACTGCATTAACCATAGTTCCACCGTATTTAGTCTGACCCTGTAAATTAGTTGCATAATCAGCAGCCATTTTACCAAGGTCACTTTCACCGAATTCTTTTACCTTCGCTGCTGCCCAGTTAAACTTAGATTCCTTGGCTTCTTTACCAGTAATAAGAGCAAGATCTTCTGCTGATATTCCTTCTGTAGCTGGCTTACCAGTTTTTATGTTTTCACGTAACTTCTGTATTACCTTAGCTTTTCTTTCTTTAGGAACTTCAGATTCAAGGTATTTTTTAAGATTTTCGTTCATTCTCTTGAAATCAGGATTTAACTTACTTATATCGTCAAGTATCTCCGGAAGTCGTTCCATATTTGCATTTGCAGATTCTGCCTCAGGACCCCATTGCTTGCCTCTAATTAAATCCTTGTTCTTGAGATAGAAGGCATAGTCTTCTTGTGAAATTACAGGTCTGAACGATAACTCGGCTTCGTCAGTTATCTCTAATTTTTTACCATCTTTACTGAACTTGTAGAACTTCTCGCCTTCGTTAAACGCTGCGCCGTTCTTTAACTTGTTTTGAATGTCTCGTGCCTTGTCAGCAGATTCATTGATAGTAGTCTGTGCTACTCTTCTCTGTGCTTTCTGTATATCCTTTGCACCTTCCTTGACTGCCTGTTTAGCACTTTCTTCAAAACCTTGTTTTGTTCTTGTTCCCCATCTATAGAAGCCCTTAAGAGCATACGGAGTAGCGACGTTAGTCAATGTCTCTGCAGTAGCTTCCTTTGCAGCGTCTTCGAGCGGACGGTCATTTAATACCATATTAGCACCGGCACGAGCAACAGGAGCCGTATATAATTGAGCACCGAACTTAGTAGGAGAAGCAGCCATCAATGTATTGACACCGACGTCTGCAGCCAATGCTGGAGCCAAATCGCCAAAACCTTCTATATTTTCGTAATTATTACGTGCATATTCCTTAGCTACAGGAGTTATAAAGGTAGTATAAAGGTCGTCTGACCAAATTTTATCGAGTGCTTTGTTATGTTCATATTTAGCAAGCTTGTCGAGGAATTCCTTACGTTCGTTCTTGTCGTTATAGTCATAACCATAATCTTTTGCAAGTTCACGCATTTGTTCGAAGTCATAACCCTGAGAGAATGCGTCGTCAATAGACAAGTCTGATAACTTGTCTATTTCAGGAATATCGGACAATTGGCCAAAGAAACGCATCTTGTCCATTTCGATTCTTGCTTGTGGATCGGTCCAGTTGTCTTCACCTCTTTCAGCTAATTCAGCTTCCTGGTGTTCAAGTTCTTCAAGGTCAGTCCAATGACTGAGTTCTTCTTGAAGCTTGTTGAATGCACTAATCTTGTTATTGATACCCTTGGCATCCATGGCATTGTTCCAGATATTCTTTAACATCTTGGCATCAGTGTCATTCTTGCCATACCACTTGTTCAAATTAGCAAACAAGCTTGACTTGTGCTTCTTTAAATAAGAGTCTATCTGGTCTATTGTATTAGCCATTATTATTTCCTTTTACTAGGTTTTGTGCCTGGTTTCTTTTGAACTGGATTGTGTGCGTTCATAGCCTTAATAAATGCCTGACGATAAGCTGGAATATCATGGAATTCAGGATGTGCCTGCCATTCATTCCATACTGCATCCTTATATGACTTAAGGTTATTTGCAAAACCACCAGCATCAGCCTTCTTGTCATAAAGGTCAGTAATGTTTTCAAAGTTAGTATAAGAATTCTGTAACTGGACAGACGGGAGTTCGCCAGCGAGTTCAGCTTCCTTACGAGTAATCATTTCGATTGGAACGCCAGCATTCTGTGCCTTTGTTTTTAAACCGGCCAAGGTATTAAGATATTGCTGTCTCTGTTCAGGAGTAGTTTCCATTCCTATACTCATAGTAGGCAATGTATTAGTTACCTCATTAAGAACAGCTTCTCTAGACTTTTGTTCTTGTAATGCCTTTTCAGCTTCAGTTCTTTTCAATGCAGCTTCTTGCTGTGCCTGCTGTGCAGCGAGATTTTCGTCATGTAATTGTTTAGCCTGATCTTGACCGAGTTTCCATCTGAATATAGAAGTAGGATCCTGATTATTGATACGCTGAGCGTCAGCCACTGCGGCTTTTTCAAAATCGCCTTTCTTTATGGCGTCTGCTACTTCCCTGTTCTTGGAGAAGTCATAAACCTGTGTAGCGAACTTAAATGCGTTCTGTAAGCCTTCACGGTCTTGTTTCTGGTTTGATTCAATCTGTGGAAGAAAATCACGCACGCCGAATACTAAGCTGGTCGGGGATATAAAGTTATTTGTCAATGCCATTGTAAAAACCTCTTGTATATTTATTTTAGATTTTGTGAGCAGCTCCCCATGAACCGGCTATCTTAGTATTAAGATTTCTACCCAAAGAACCACCTCTCAATAATTTCAGAACTTCCTGTGCAGCTTCCTGAACAGTGTTCCCGCCTCTATATTCGTAATATTGACCGCCACCCTTAGGACCGTTACCGTTGAACTTTACGCCTATATTGTTATTAGGTAATATCTTAAGCTCAGATATTACAGAAGATGACGGAGTTAAAGGTCTTCTTGGTTTTCTGTCTTCCTTAGGATTCCACTTGACGAGATTCTTTTCGATTTGCTTACCCATCATTTCTCTAACCGCAGGCGGATATTGCATTGCAGCTAGATACTTATTGAGGGCATCATTGTGTTCTTCCTGAGTCTGTGCTAGTGCGGCTTCCGCTTCTGCAGCATTGAAAAGGGCGTTTCCCTGAGCAGCACCAGGAATATACACCATTTCATAATCAAACGGTGTAGCGACATTATTTGGCAATATGTCGTTAATAGGAGCCATTGGCCCGAATACCTGTGCTGTTCTTGCTGCCATTAGCGATTACCGAATACAGAATTGATTGTAGGAAATTGCTGTTGCTGTTGCTGAATCTGAAGAGGTGTCTGCATATTATTTTGAAGATTCTGCAAATCCTGGTTTTCAGATTGTGCTTTCTTTTGAGCCATAGAAAGTGCGGCCATAATTAATGGAACCATCTGTATATCTCCTTATCCGAAAATTTTACCTAAAAGTGATTTATTCTGAGACATCTTGTTAGCTGCCTTTGCCTGTGCGATTTGAGCAGCGTTCTGAGCAAGCATAGAATTGTTATTTGCAAGACCCTGGGTATATGTACCGAAAGCATTCAAAGTATTATCCTGTGCATTCTGTGAGATACCGAGCAAGTCCTTGTTCTTGTTA